TATATTACGCACAGCTGGCATTTCAAAATATGTTAGGAAGGTTAATGGCTTAGAACTTTTTGAAGAATGGTATACCGGCCCATGCAATGAAGAGAGCATTCGCGCCGCCATCCCTGATTTCAAAGCTGCCCACCCCGCAGTTTCACCTAAAATGGCAGGAAAACTCTGAATGAAGTTCACTAAGTCCCAGTTTAAGCAGATAATCAAAGAAGAGATGGGGACTCTAGTGCCTGAATCGGATGTTTCAGAAGAAGCCCTCTTTTCGATCAATTCCGCGCTTAATGACGGCGACATTGTATTTGCCGAAAAACTTGCCGGCCAGAATCCCGATGCTATAGCTGTGATAGACCACTGGAAAGAAAAAGCCCGGGCAGCTGCGGAAGCCGAACGTGAAGCACCGCCAACACCGGAAGACAAACTTCCAGAACCTTATTATGCAATACCACCGCGCTCCGGACCACCCCCGGGCAATGTGAGTGAACAAGAACTCAAGCGGTTTATCAATGAAGAGATTGATTTTATAATGAAAGAAGGGATCTTAGATGCAGCTAAGGGTAAACTTGGCATGACCCCCAAGCCAGGTGCAGTGGAAACCCCCGATGACTCAAAACTTAACCGTAAGACCATGGCCAAAGGCCAATCCGTAGCCGGCGCCAAGGGCGCCCTCGCGGGCGATAGCGACGAGCTATCCAATCCCGAGCGAGGAATAATTCAGCAGCTCATTGAATTTTTGTTGAAGATAGCACAGACACCAGGAGTAGAATTTCAACTGAAAAGGCCCATTATCCAGAAAGTTATGAAAATTTTGCAAACACGAATCATGCAAGGCGTTGAGGTAAATAATGATGGCTAAAGCTCAGGCGTTTGTAGACACGTGGTTAGCTAAACTAACATCACGCAAACTGATGGTATGGCTTACCGCCACCGCGCTCACCTTAACAGATCATGTTACGAGCGAAGACTGGGTAATTATTTCTGCAATCTATATTGGTGGTCAAACAGTAATCGATGGCATCGCGAGACTAAAAGGATATAATGATTAAGAAGAAAATATTAGAAGTTGTTATCAAGAACTGGAAAGCAATACTCATAGTGTTGCTTTTTCTTGTTATAGCGATGAAAAGCCGCTATGACTATCAACTAATGCAGACAGCGTATGAGACACAAACAGACTCCCACAAGGCGCAGATAGAGGGATTGAAAGAGATCCATAAACAAGAGATTCAAGAAAAGCAAAGACTAATGGAAAATCACTTAGAATCAATTGCTGCAATTGAAGAAGAATATGAAGATACTCTCCAGCAACTTGAAAAGACCCGAGAGAAAAAGAATAACGAATATAAAAGAAAATTCAGACATGATAAGAAAACACTAATTAAAGATATAGAAACTAAATTTGGTATTGAATATGCTCCTTAAATTTCTCCTGATATTGAGCCTCTCAGCAAATGCAACTGAGTCTGCCAAATTTACCATACTAGAATATAAAGCTTCCGCCCCATTCGCTGGCATCTTATTTGATGAGCAAGCCATGGCAAAAATGCTAGCAAACTATGATATTGCAAAGTACTCATGTGAAACACAAGCAGATTACCAACTTAAGATTCAAAAAGAAGAATACGAGTTCAAGTTAGAAAATCTAAGAATCGAACATAAGTCCTTAACAAATGAATACGATTTGTTTATAATGCAGAAGGATAAAGAAATCAATATACTTGTTGACTCTTTAAAGAAGACATCACCTCGTTACCGATTGTTATGGTTCACCGGTGGAGTTGTTGTTGGTTCTGCCACCACCTACGGAGCGTACAAAGCACTCAATGGAAGATAAAGATCTAAATAGGATTGCCGCTGTTGAGAAAGCAATCGCTGAAAAGTATGGCCCAGAAGCGGTGACGAACCCAAGAGCAAATTGGAATGAGGCTAAAGAAAAAGAACATCAGCAGCAGATGAAAGAGTTTTATAAAAAAACAAAGAAAAATGAAGAGTATCAAGAGAAAATAGATATTAATGGCATAAAGGTTACAAAAAAACTACTTAATAGAGAATCTCTAAGATATTGTTCTGTCTGCGGATCTATTCCAAAGAAATCAATGGATGATGTTTGTCTCACAAAATTTGAATGTTGTCACGAGTGTCACGTCAAATATGTTGAGGGTAGAGAAGAAAGATGGCAAAAAGGATGGAGACCAAAAAATGGCTAAAAAGAAAGAAAAGACACCAGTATATGAAATAATCCAGGGACTATCCCAAGCCGCCGCAAATGCATACGATGGCGCGCTAAAGGAAGACGGCGAAGCTGTCAAAGTAGGTCTCCAGCGTGAAGAGGGACACCCACTTATAGATAAAAGAGTGATGGATGGATTCAATGTAAAATTTTATGGAAACATGATGTGTTTAACGTATCATTCAGAGGTGCAACTTAGAGAAGTATACACTAATGGGTTTGAAGGAGAAATTGATCAGCGAATCTCTGATATCTCAAAATGGCTCAAAAAAGAATACCGCACGCTAACCGGAAAATCAGTAACCCTCACAGAAGATGGGGCGTTCGATATCTGGGTTGAGAACTCTTCTCGTGTTCGCTCTTGGGTGACTGCCAAGAAACATTACAAAGTTGGCGGATTAGACGCAGCGCTGCAGATTGCTGAAGAATCAGAAGGTACACTTGACAAGGACTGGAAATCCTTCCTTGAACTAGGCGGCTGGCAAGGTAAGCGCCCCAAAAACGATACCCGCCCCAAGAATTCTGAGAAATAGAATGAAGATCACCAAAAATAATCTTTATCGAATTATTCTTGAAGAGTACGCCAAAGAAGAGGGTCTTCAAATCAGTGAGAGCAAGGTTGATGATTTAATCGCCCACATTAAGGGCGGCCCTCGACCCGACTGGATGGGTGCTGATGGGCGCAAAATACCACCTCCACCGGACGTTCCCAAACCAGAAGAGAGAGATGATAGTGACACATATCCGATGGATATCCCACATGACGCCAGCCCAGAGAGCGAATATAGTGGCTTCCAGAATGACTCTGGGCCAGATCTTGAGGATCGGTTAGCTGCTTTAATCATAGGCATGCCCCCAGAAGAAGTAGCTGACTTGTTTCAGGCAGTCTTTGAGAAGATTCCCGGAGTTGAGATGGGTGATACCGAAGAAGAAGAACTCGGCACGCAGTACGGTGGCAAGGAATTCGACCGCCGAAAGAGCCAAGGACAGAAAGCCGGCTTCGAGCTTCAAGAATTGATGTCGCTCATTAAAGAAGTGATGAACGAGGATGAGTGGTTTGATATTACCGCCGGCGATCTCCCGCCAGCACATAGCACCCAAACCGAGCCATCCAACAAAGAAAAGTTAGAACAAGTCTATCAGTTACTTGGTGACGCTGTGGATGAATATTCGCCAGATACTCATGAGTATTCAGTATTAAAAAGCGCCTTGGATGGCATCACTAACATATTAGATGGGTTGGACACAGGAGACAATATGGCTCGCGCAGATGAAAATTTGACTGATGTATGACATTCAAGTTAGACAAAAAACAAAGAGTCAAAGAAATACTCAGATGCGGTAAAAACCCTTCGTATTTTCTAAAGACTTACGCACGAATATCACACCCGTTACACGGGTTAATTTTGTTTGACACATACGACTTCCAAGATGAGCTTCTAAAAGACTTTAATGACTATCGCTTTAATGTCATCTTAAAAGCACGCCAGTTAGGAATATCAACCATCAGCGCTGGCTATATTGTTTGGATGATGCTGTTCCATCGCGATAAAGCTATTCTTGTCATGGCAACTAAGTTCGCGACAGCAGGGAACTTAGTAAAGAAAGTCAAGAATATTATGCGCAACTTGCCGGAATGGCTAAAGATAGCGACTATCAGTGTTGACAACAGGACATCATTTGAATTATCAAATGGCTCTTCTATCAAAGCAGCATCCACTTCCGGTGACGCCGGCCGCTCTGAAGCACTATCTCTCTTGGTCCTTGACGAGGCTGCCCACATCGATGGTTTAGAAGAATTATGGACCGGTCTATATCCCACGCTATCAACCGGTGGTCGGTGCATCGCGCTGTCTACACCCAATGGTGTTGGAAACTGGTTCCATAAAACGTGCACAGATTCTGAAGCTGCAGCTAACAACTTTCATTTAACAACACTATCTTGGGACGTCCACCCAGATAGAGACGATGCCTGGTTTAAAAAAGAAACCAAGAACATGTCAAAAAGACAGATCGCCCAAGAACTTGAATGTAATTTCAATACATCTGGCGAAACAGTTATTGATTCTGATGAAATGAACTGGTTATTGTCGATGGTATGTGAGCCAAAACATAGAACCGGCTTTGATCGCAACTTTTGGCTTTGGGAAGAATATGATCCAACTTGCAATTATCTTATGGTGGCAGACGTATCCAGAGGCGATGGCGCTGACTTCTCCACATTTCACATTCTAAAACTTGAAACGTTGCAAGTCATTGGAGAATATCAAGGAAAGCCAACGCTTGATATGTATGCCAACATGCTTAATAGTGTCGGCCGCGAGTTTGGAACTGCAATGGTTGTAGTCGAGAATAACAATATTGGATACTCGGTATTAGAAAAATTAATAAATGAATATCAATATCCAAATGTTTATCACTCAATTAAGTCAACACACGAGTATGTTGAACAACATCAAGCCGAATATATGAATAGCGCCGTGCCCGGCTTTACCACTTCCATGAAAACAAGACCGCTTATCATAGCAAAATTAGAGGAGTTTATCAGAAATAAACTAATTAAAGTATATTCTTCTCGTTTAACCAACGAGATGAAGACTTTTATTTGGAAAAACGGAAGGCCACAAGCAATGAAAGGTTATAACGATGATTTAATAATGGCTCTTGCAATCGCATGTTGGGTTAGAGACACAGCCTTACAAGTAAATGCAAGAGATTTAAATTATCAAAAAGCCTTCGTAGACGCCATCATAACTTCTAGAACCACGTTCGACACAAAAATAAAGGGACAGTTAGGCTACAAAAAAGACAACGCTCTTGATAGTATGATAGAAGCAGAAAACATATATAATGAATATATGTGGATTATAAAGTGAGAAGATAAATGCCACCCAGGACAACACAAGGAAAAAACACAGTTAACAAGGAATCAGCTTTATTCAAAGCTTTGACGAAACTGTTATCTGGACCGATTATAAATTATCGTTCGCAATCCGGCCGTAAGATCAGAAGACAACATTTAGATAAGTTTTCTTCTAGGTTTAAATCGGCTTCAGGGCAACAATTTAAAAAGCAGACATACAATCCGTTAGACGCAATTGCAGCGAATGCAATTCAAAACCAGCGCCGCGGCGAACGCTATATTGACTTTGATCAAATGGAGTTCACTCCGGAGATCGCATCTTCAATAGATATCTACGCCGATGAGATGACGACTTTTTCTGATTTGCGACCGATGCTAAACATCGCATGCGCCAACGAAGAGATCAAAGCCGTGTTAGACATCCTCTATAGGAGTGTTATGAACGTTGAGTTTAACCTCTTTGGATGGTGCCGCACGATGTGTAAGTATGGCGACTTCATATTGTACTTAGACATTGATGATCAACATGGTATTCAGTCAACTATCGCACTACCACTTCAAGACATAGAGCGTCTTGAGGGTCAAGATTCAACAAACCCGAACTACGTCCAGTATCAGTGGAATTCAGCCGGAATGACATTCGAGAATTGGCAGATAGCACACTTCCGAATTCTTGGGAATGATAAGTACGCTCCATATGGAACCAGTGTTTTAGAACCTGCTAGACGTATCTGGAGGCAGCTTGTTCTTATGGAAGACGCAATGATGGCTTACCGGGTCGTACGCTCTTCCGAGCGCCGTGTATTTAAGATTGATGTAGGTGCCATTCCACCACAAGATGTTGAACAGTATATGCAGAAAGTTGTATCACAACTCAAAAGGCACTCTATTGTTAACAAGGATACTGGCCGCGTAGACTTGCGGTATAACCCGCTTTCGATCGAAGAAGATTATTATATCCCTGTCCGTGCCGGCTCCGCAACAGACATTCAAAACTTAGCCGGCGGCTCTAATACAACTGACATTGATGATATCAAATATCTTCGTGACAAATTGTTTTCGGCGTTGAAAGTACCACAATCATATCTTACGATGGGTGAGGGAGCGACCGAAGATAAAACGACGTTAGCTCAAAAAGATATTAGATTTGCAAGAACAATACAAAGACTCCAGCGCGCCGTGATCAATGAGTTAGAAAAAGTAGGAATAATTCATCTCTATACATTAGGATATAGAGGAGACGACTTGATAAACTTTAAGTTATCTCTTAACAACCCTTCAAAAATCGCTGAACTACAAGAGCTAGAGCATTGGAAAACAAAATTTGATATTGCTGCATCCGCAACCGAGGGATATTTTTCTAGACGTTGGGTTGCAGAACATGTTTTTAATATGTCGCATGAAGAATTTATTAGATGCCAGCGAGAATTATATTATGATAGGAAGCATGATGCATCACTCCAAGCGGTCGCAGAAGCCGCGGCAGCAGGCGGCGGCGGCGGTGACCTTGGTGGTGACCTTGGCGGTGACCTTGGCGGTGACCTTGGTGGTGATTTAGACTTAGGCGCCGAAGAAATGCCGGCAGGCGACGCTGGTGGAGAAGAGCCAGCCGGAGAAGAGTCATCATTATTAGCAGTACCTCCTGGTTCCCGGAAAGAACATACATATGAGAAGAGCAAATATACTCCCAAAAATGGTCGCAACGACAAACGCCCAGCAGCCAAGCGCGCCCAAAACTATCTGAGCACAGCCGGCCCCGGAGTGGGTCGGGTCGGGGATGCCTTTCCGGGCATATTACCATTAAGATCTCTAGCTAGAGGTACAATGGAAGAACAAGAATCTATTTATTCACGAAGAGACGCTGATGAAGAACAAAACATGCTTAGCATGAATCGTTCAATAAAAGGCCTTTTAGAAGAACTTAAAACAAGAGAACCAAAAGATGAAAGCTAAACATAACAAAAAACGAAATACTGCCTTTGTTTATGAGGCGTTATTAAAGGAAGCAGTTGCTTCTATCATAAAGAAAGATGTTAAGGAGAGCAAAAAGATTGTTAATCTTATTAGAAAGCACTTCGGTCCCGGCTCGTTACTCCGACGAGATTTAGAATGTTATCGCTCGCTTTATGAAAATCAAAGTTTAGACAAAGCGCTTGGAGAAAAGATTCTTAAAGAGGCCACTATCGCAAAAAAGATGATTAGTCAAGGCGACCTATTCACGCAGCAGTCAGAATTTATCAAAGATATAAATAAAAATGTATCACCGTCTGTCTTTAACAACTTTGTTCCAAATTATAGAACTTTAGCAACGATAAACAAGATGTTTAATACCCCGTCACCGAAAGAAAAGGTTATTTTAGAAAATAAGATAATAGAAAACATGTCAGGTACAGCCGAAGAAAGCATGGTCCAAGATATCGATAACTTCTCTTATAAAGTATTCGTCAACAAGTTTAATGAAAAATATTCTGATGGACTGCTGAAAGAGCAAAAAGAGCTTTTAGGATATTATATTACCTCATTCGCCGATAACTCTATTGAGCTAAAGATGTTCATTAATGAAGAACTG